GCCCGTGTGTATCGGATACCGCTTCACCTGATTATCGGCACGGGTGGCGACAGTCAGACATACCAAAATCTTGAAGCGGTAGGTTCATCTTTCTATCAATACACTTTGTTGGGTTGGGTGCGCCGTCTAGAAACTGCGTTCAGCGAAATGTTGCCGATCACGCAACAGGTTCGTTTTGATGCAACAGAGTTCTTGCGAGCAGACCTGATGACCCGTGTTAAGGCTCAGCAGTTACAAATCTTGTCGGGCACTATGACACCGAACGAAGCACGACAGATAGAGAACCGTGAACCTTATGAGGGTGGCGATAGTTTTGTGGCAGCATCTTTAACACCGACACTAGGTGTTGATGCGGTACCACCTGAAAAATAGTTTGTGGCAACAGTCAATCTTAAACCGCCAGAATATATGCGTGCTAACGCTCGGCGTGGATTAAAACTACACGGGGAAGGTTTCAGCGGTGATGGTCTTAAACCGCAAACTGTTGAAGATGCACGCAAAATGGCTGGCGGTGTTGTTACCGAAGAAAAGTGGCGCAAAATAGGTGCGTGGATTGCTCGTCACATTGACGATCTTGACGCTATTCAAGGCGATGAGATTACTGCTGGACTTGTAGCGATGCTTCTATGGGGAGGCGGTTCAAGTAAACAGAGCGCAACAAAAACTATGGATTACGCTTACAGTATTGTTGCACAACTTGACAATACAGAAAACAATAACAAAATAATGTATAGTGAGGACACTATGACTGAACAATTTAATTGGGTCGCAAAAGACATTGACGAGAAACGCACTGTTGCTTACAGCAATTTTGAGATGCGTGCCGAAGGTGAAGGCAACCTTCTTATCGGTTACGCAGCAATCTTTGACTCACCATCAGAACCGATGCCGTTCACAGAATATGTTAAGCGTGGTGCGTTCAGCAAAACTATTAACGATGGCGCAGATGTTCGCCTGCTAATAGATCACGAAGGCGTGCCACTCGCACGAACAAAATCTGGGACAATGACTTTAACTGAAGATGATCGTGGGCTAAAAGTTGAAGCAGAACTAGACCCAACTAACCCTGACGCTGCAAGAATTATGTCAGCGATGAAACGAGGCGACCTATCACAGATGAGTTTCGCTTTCCGTACCATCAAAGATTCTTGGTCAGATGACCGTTCAGTTCGGGAACTTAAAGAGGTGCAACTGTTTGATGTCAGCGTTGTAACCTTTCCTGCGTATGAAGAAACTGTTGCCGAACTACGCAACAATCAAGCCCTGTTGCTAAATGTTGAACCACCTGTTACTATCGCACCGACTTCAATGTTGCGTCTGCGAAAATCGCAGATCGCTTTAGAGAAGTTGCGTAGCCGTTAGCGAGCCGAACATTTGTTCACTCGGTTTTTAACACTTTGCTAAAACAATACAAACCGATTGACCATTGGAGGTCATAATGACATTCAGCGCAACACTCACAGAAAAGCGTGACGCTTCACTTGCAAAAGCAGAAGCAATCGTAACTGCTGCATCAGCAGACGCACGAGAACTAACCACAGAAGAAGATGCCGAAATCACTTCAGCACTTGAAACTGTCCGTTCGCTTGACGAACAAATTGAAAAGCATCTTGAACTTGAAAAGCGTTCAGCAGAAGCAGCAGAACTTCGCAAAGAAAAGAAGTTTGATGTTGCTGTCGGCGGAACAGTCGTAAAGTCAGAGGCACGCACATATTCGTCACAAGCAGAAACATCGTTCTTGAAAGATGCTTACTCGGCACAGTTCAACAACGACTTCAGCGCACAGGCTCGTCTCGCACGACATATGCAAGAGGAAAGAATTGAACGCCGTGATGTGACCAGCGCAAACTTTGCTGGCTTGATCGTGCCACAATTCTTGACTGAGTTGGCTGCACCGTTCGCTCGTGCAGGTCGCCCGTTCCTTGATGTTGCTCGCAAACACCAACTACCTGATCAAGGTTTGGTTATCAGCATCAGCAAAGTAACAACAGGTTCAGCAACCGCAGTTCAAACTGAAGGTGCTGCTGTTCAAGAAACCAATATGGATGACACGAAACTTGATGTTTCAATCGTAACTGTTGCTGGTCAGCAAAATGTTTCACGCCAATCTATTGAGCGTGGCACAAACATTGACTCGCTTGTTATGGCTGATCTTGTTTCCGCTTACCATACGAACCTTGACAGCCTGTTTGTAACAACAAGTGCGACATCACTTACCAATGTGATCACACAAGTTATTACATACACAGACCCATCACCTACAGTTTCAGAGTTGTATCCGAAGTTGGCTGACGCAATTCAGCGAATCCAAACAAACTTCTTCGCTGGACCGAACTTTATTCTGATGCACCCACGCCGACTTGCTTTCATCTTGGCTGCACTTGATGATCAGAAGCGACCATTGGCTGTGCCAGTGCCTAACTTCAATGGTCAGCCTGCTGTTGCTTCAGGTAACGGTGCGCCAGTTTACGGTAACTCTGGATACACAATCTTGGGTCTGCCAGTAATCACTGACGCAAATGTAATCACAACAAATGGAACAGGCACTAACGAAGATGTCATCATTTTCGGTAACACACAGGAAGCACACTTGTTTGAACAGGGTTCAGGTGAGCCAATGATGTTGCGTTTTGAGCAACCAAAGGCTGCTGAACTTGATGTGACGATGATTGTTTACGGATACTCAGCGTTCACAGCAAATCGTTACCCAAATGCTTTTGCACTTATCGGTGGCACAGGATTAGTAACACCAACTTTCTAAGTTGAGCAAATAATTGTTTAGGGTTGCTGGTATCCTTCGGGTGTCAGCAACCCTTAGCATTTACAGGAGTGTTTATGAACAAATATATTGATGCACTACTTGTAGAACGAGCAGGCTATGTTGCTCGGAAGTTGCCGAAACGGGTTGAATCTGTTGATGCTGCTTTGCGTGAACTTGGCTTTGATCACAAATATATGAGCCAAGAAACAGAAATTGAAACAGCAACGATTGAGCCAGATGTTGAAAGAAGTGTTTTGAAGCGTGGTAAGAAAAAGAAGGGCTAATCTATGGCGATCACAAACGGTTACGCAACTTTGGCGGAATTAAAATCCGCCCTGCGAATAACTGATTCAACTGATGACACGCTTTTAGAAAGTGCTATTGAGTCTGCTTCAAGGCGGATTGATGGTTATTGTGGCAGATTCTTTTATGTGACAAGTCAAACTGCTGTTCCTTTGTATCCTTACAATGAATATCTTTTGTTCTTTGAAAGAGATGTTTCAAGCACAACTATCACAATCAAAATAGATTCAGCAGGTGATGGCACTTATGCAACAACTTTGACACAAGGCACAGACTATGTTCTGCAACCTAGAAATGTGCCAATATATTCAAGACCGTATGAGTCTGCCCGTATGGTTGGCGGTCAAACATTTCCGCTATACACGACACCTTCTTTTGAGACCGTAGAGGTTACTGCTGCTTGGGGTTGGGCTTCTGTGCCTGACGATATTAACCAAGCGTGTATTCTGCTTTCTATGCGCCAGTTCGCACGCCTCAACGCTGCGCTAGGCGTGGTTGGTTTCGCAGATATGGCGATCACCGTTAGGGCTGTTGATCCTGATGTGCGTGACCTCCTTTCTTCATACCGCAGGTTTGGTATCGCTTAATGCCTGCAACAGTCACTCAAGTTGCTACAGGTCTTGCAGCCAACCTCGCTACCGTGTCAGGGTTACGCACTTCTGTTTATCAACCTGAGCAACTGAATCCGCCGATGGCGTTTCCTACTCTTAATTCAATCAACTTTCATAAGGCTATGGGCGGTGGCGATGTTGTTATGGATTGGACAGTCAATGTGATTGTTGGCAGATATACAGATAGGACAGCGTTCGCAACACTTGACGGCTACCTTTCATATTCGGGTGCTACAAGTATTCGTACTGCGATTGAATCAGACAAGACGCTTGGTGGCGTATGCCAAACTTTGGTGCTACCATCAGGTGCGAACATAACAAGTTTAAGTTCTGCTGACGCAGAGTTTTTACAAATACAATTTCAAGTAACCGTTCACGGATAGGAATATGATGCCGAACTACAAAATTATGAGCAACAACTTTTCACTTGGCAAACAGGGTGATAACATCAACGGT